ACAAAGTTGCCGTCTTCAGTCCAAATCTTCGTGATTTTGCCAATAGGTAGTCCAGAATAATCGTGACCCCAAAGCACAGTTGGATTGCGCTTGATTTGCTTCAGGTCGATGCCCTCAACAAGAATCTTTTCGAAGTAGCGGTCTTCGTTGCTGTTTGATACGACTGTTTCAAATTCACCGTATGCAAGCGCTTTGCCTGTCGCACGCTCAATTGCGACAACTTCAGACTTGCCATCTTTTTCAACGGTCTTGGTTGCCGTTTCAATAACTGCACCACAGTGTATTTTTTCATCGGCTGTTTTCTCAATGCCGAACCCTGCGAATGTTGCTGCAATTGTACTCATTTTCTTTTGTTTCCTTTCCCTTTCTATAAAAACAACCCGTTGCCAAACAAATCAGCTTCAAGCCGTATCTGTTCGACAATCGGGGTCTTTGCCCACTCTGGATTGTACTGGTGTTATCATATCGCTTGCTGAATCAGCTGTCAACATAAGCGCTTCATCGGGGTATACAACAACCCGAATCAAATCTTTGTGCTTGAACTCTTTTGTGCCTTTGCATGGCATGGTCAAGTCAGCGAATAAACCTTTGAACAGTAGCCAACCACACAATGGACATCTGAATTCACGTTCGTGCATATGCTTCATCAATCAGCTGGAAACAACCAGCAATGACAGTTTGCGTGTGCGTGTGCGTTTTCAACGGCATCGTAGTCTTGCACCACTTCACCGCCATCTTCACCGACCATTGTGCCACCCTTTGGCACATATGAAGATTCGACACTGATGATTGTTCCATCCATAGCACGACAGTATTGGCATGGGTTTGAACCCAATGCACGCCACACTTTGCGCTTCACGCCTGCTTGCTGAAAACCAAGCTGAACGCCTTTGTTGATTGTCTTGTGTGATTCGCTATCAGAAAGCCGTTCGGTTCGGTAGCCAATAGCCTTTTCGTATACCGCATTGACACGCTTCGTCAGTGCCGCCAAATCTTCACCAGCGTTGACACCAGCTGCGATTTCAGCTTTCAGTTTGTCGACGGTTTGTTTGGTGAAGTCGGTCATGACACGTCGTGCGGCTTCTTTTGCGGCGTTCTGTGCGCTTGTGCTGAATATGAAGGCATCTGTGTTGTCTAGCAACGCCAACGCCGTTTCTGCACCCTGCTGGATGGCAAGAAGCATCAATGGAATCAACCATTCAAGTGACTTTTCAGCTTCTTCGGCTTCAGACGGCATGATTTCTTCATATGCTTTGGTGGTGGCGCTGCCGTCCTGTACTGATGCGGCGTATGCTGCCAAGTTGCTGATGACGAATTCTTGCTGTGCTTTCAGATTCTTCTTCAACTCTGATTTGTAGCGTTTGACGACTTTGGCGTCAATCTTGTCTAGCTGTTGAAAAAAAGTTGATTCGGCTGCGTCCTTTTTCGCAACCGTGATGCGGCGTACTGTCTTGACCGCTTTTGTGCTGTTATCGCTTCCAGCATCTTCAATTGATGTCATGTTGAATGGGATGTATAGACGGTCACCAGCCGCACCAACCGTTGGCAATCCACGGCGTTGGCGCACTTCGTTCACTGTCATCACACGGTTCACCAGCTTGTCTTCTTCATTCAGCTGTCGGTCAACGTCTTCGGGTATCTGTGAAACGTGGCTGACGATGATTGCTTCTTCTTTGAAGTTGCGACGTAGAATGTTTTGAATGCCGTCATCCAAGCGCACTTGCTTCGGGTCAATGACACGCTTGCTGAATACATAGTCACCAGCTTCGATGTTGGCACGACCCAAACCACCTTGGTCGAAGTCACCAAGAATGAACTTTGGCATTCTGAACATCTTGAAGATTTTGTCTTCAGTCAATGACTTCAGCTTTTCCATGTCCAAGTCACCAAGTGACAAACCAATCTTGGTGAATGATGCGTCAGCGCCACGAATGAACAAAGTCTTGCCGACGTTGGCAAGCCCCTCTGTTTTCTCTTTCCATGCGGCTTTGACTTTCTTGAACTGTTCACGCTCAATCTTGCCGTTGATGGTCAAAATACCTGATGGTGATGCTTGATTCTTGATGAAGTTGCGTTGGAATAGTGCGGTGTCTTCTTCGGTTTCAATGTAGATGATGCCTGCTTCAACCGTACCAATGCCATAGTATTCATCTTCAGGATTGAATGTCTTGAAGTGTTGCACTTCGTCAACGTCCAGTGGGATTTCAGTTCCGCTGTCGTCACGGAATGTGTAGCCGATGACATCACCATCTTTGCCGATGGCTGCACGCACACGGTCTGGTCGCATCAAGTACACTTCACGAACCTTGCGGCTTCGTTCTTCAACTGACAGATACCAATAAGCGTTGCCGACTAGTTCAAGAAACGACTGTGTGGCAACAAGCAAATCAAACTTCGATGTCAGCCGTGCGTTTGGTCGTTCCAGCACCTTTTCAAATTCATGCTGCGTCTGTGTCAGCTTTCCAGTGCGGTTGTCTTTCTTGTTGAATATCGGTTCGTATTTGGCAACGTCTTCAGCGATGGCGCTGATACAAGTCATCACAATGCCACGGTATAGCTTCAGAAATTGTCGCTTCGCACGATAGCGTGAATATGATGTTTGCCAAGTGCTGAATGATTCACCAGCTGATGCGAATGCCCTCTGGATTCCGTGTGTTATTGCGTTTGTGATTTTTCCCATATCGTTTGCTTTTTCACCCTTGCTTTCTTCTTACGTTTACTATACCATCAAACGACTTCAAAATCATCATCGTCTATCATTTCCGTGTTGTCGGCAAAGGTCAATGCGCCTGCATCGGCAACGTCTGGTGAAGTGACAGTCATGTTCAATTCACGCAATCGCTTCTTCAAATCTTCTTTCGGTTCGATTTGGAATCTTGACGAACTGTCTGTCTTAAAGTATACAACAGATAATTCTTGCCACTCTGGTGAATCCACAATTTTGCCGCCATTTTCCAGCCACACTTTGAATTGATAGTTCATGTACGCACGCATGTTTTTGTACTTCTTCGGTTCTGGTGCGCTGCCGCCGAACATCACTTTGTTCACATAGCAATCAAGTTCATACAGCCTGTCTGATACGCCTTGACCCAATCCACCATAGTCATTGCCGACATTGCCGCTGTTGACTTCGAAATGGTCTTTGTATTTCTGCACTGTGACAACGTGCTGCATCGTGTCATCGGTCTTGTTGGTTTCCAGTAGCTTCATGACAGCTGGTGTGCGCAAAACGAATGACGAACGGTCTGAACCGCCACCAGCGAAGTCGTTTCCAAGTCGGCGTTCACCTTTCAGAACCCTTGTGCCGTTTTCCAGTTCGTGCGCCTGTTCATCGTCAGCAAGCATTGCATTGTATTCTTCTTCACTGATGATGGCGTTTTCAATAAGCGAATCAGGAAACAAACGACGGTAGCCACCTGTGACCACTTCATCTTTCGGTGGGAATTTGACTTCATACAGAATATCGAAGAATGGTTCTTGCCGCATTTCTTCAATGAAGTCGATTGTATAGCGCCCCTCTTTCACAGCCTGCTGCCAATCAACACGGATTTTGAAATATTTCTTCGACTTGCTGGTGCGTTCAAAGTGGTTGTTGTAGAACGGATTGCCAATCTTCATCAAGAACGAATCTTTGAAGCCACCCAACATGCGCATCACCATTGCTTGCAAGTCATCTGGTATCAATGCGGCTTCGTCTTCGATGATGTTGCGTGACCCTTGACCAGTCAGCGATTCTTTCACACGCTTGCGGTTTCGGGCATCAGCCGTCAGTGTGCGAATTTCACCGCCGTTTTTCCATGTGATGCGTTCTTGGTTTCGTTTGTGCTTCAGCTTTTCAGCCTTTGGCAAATCTTCAAGTTCAATCTGTGCGATGAACACTTCATGGTCGAATATGTGCTGAATCGCTTTGCCCATGATGATGTCGGCTTTGGTTTGGTCTGGTGCAAGCACCGTCCATTTCTCTTTCTTCGACTGTGACCGCAACAGCAACGCCATTGATATGGTTTCAGACTTTCCATACTGCGTGGTGGTTTCCACCTGTACACGAAGATGCCGTTTGAATACGATTGCACCGAAGATGTCAGCTTGACCGTCAGTCAGTCGGAATGGCAAGCCGTCGTCGTCTTTGAAGAATTGCGCACATAGGCGCTTTGCAATATCACGTTCAGCTTTCAATTGCGCTTCGGGTGAAGCGTACAGCGCAATATCAAGATGCTGGCGGCTGGTCTGAATCGTCTTCTTGACTAGTGTCTTGTCCATCGCTGGCGTCAGCCTTTCTGTTTACTGAATCAATCAAGTCGGCAACGGCATCAAGTGCATCGGTTGCTTTGTTGTTGACTGCTGTTTCTTCGACGAAACCATCAACCGTTTGAAACCACAGTTTGATGGCGTCTGCTTTTTTCTTTTCCCTGATTCCCTCAAGTAGATGATGAACGACTTCAGGTGTGAATTCCCTTGCCCAATAGCGCCAATCAATCATCTGATATTCGGCTGGCACTTCCTTTTTTTTCCAGTCGGTCAAAGTGTCTGGTGAAATTCCGAATCGTTTGGCAAAATCACCCAACGTGCGCAACTGAATCAGTTCCATGATTTCGGGGTCTTTCACACCACGACTTTCGGCATCGTCTTCAGATATACCACGCAATGTCACTGGCAATGAACGCCAAATCAAGAACAGCCGATATTCATGCCCCTTGTATGGATTGAATTCAGCTTCAGTTTCGGATTTCTTTGGAATTTTCCGAACGATGTCCATTGATAGTGGTTTTTGCGTGTTGCTCATGTTTCTAGTATAGCGTTTCTGTTTACTTTTCCCGAACAATCAGATTCAGCACACCCAAGTCACAGTCTTGAATGTCGTCGATTGCGATGTCTGGAATGATGTCGGGTTTGAATACATGCCGTGTTGCCGTTTCAGTGACACCCACTGTGCGTTGTGGGTTCTTGCCTGCATAGTCATCAACGTACTTGTCAATTGCCAATGCCCTTGCGACTTGCCGTGCGTATAGTTCACCGCCACCCGACCATACAATGATGCGTGTGTTCTTGAAACTTGCTAGTGCGACCAATAATGACCGTATGCGCTCATTTGCCACCATATCTTGTTTGGTGTTGTTCAGCAATGTGCCATCACAGTCAAATGCAATTGTGACTTGCTTCATGATTCTGCACCCCCTTGGATTAGTGTCAGCCGTGGTCTTGCTGTTATTGGTACGACTGCCGCACGACCCATTGCTTGCAACAGTTCGGTTCGGCGGCTTTCCCACATTTCTTTGCCCTCAATCAGCTTTTCTTCAAGCGTCATCAGACGTTCGATTTCATGGCGTACTTCGTCAATGTAGCCATCAACCTTTTCGCATTGTGCTTCAACGAATTCAAGCCGATTTTTCATGTTCTTCAAGTTCCAGTTCGATTTCTGTTTTCATAAGCCATGACGCAAGTATCATCAATCTGATACCGAACCAGAAACGTATGCTGCGACGTGTCTGATGCTTCACATTGGCTTTGACGTCGATTGTGATGGTCTTGTTCATGATGTTTGACCCTTTCTATTGTTTTGAAGTTTCCATTCGTCACCAACTTTGTGATATTCGGCAACGGTGCAATTGTCATTCGGGTATAGAACATTGCCGTGCATGTCGGCGTGTCCAGTGATGACCGTCCAGTCAATCAAATTGATGTACCCTTTTTTGCGTAGTTCCAGCCCATAGGTCATGTCAACGCTGAAGCATTCATCGTGCCAATAGAACGTATGGTCAAGAAACAGTTGCATCGGTGTTATGAAGCAATACAGCCCCCCGCCATCAATCTTTTCGAAGAATGACGACTTGTTGAACGGTAGCGTTGCCACTTTGGTCGGGTTTTCGATGTCATCAGTGCGCCATGCACCAATCATGCGTATGC